AGAATTACTGAGGCAGCTTTTAAGTAATGATTGGTCCATTTAACTCTCTTAGCTGTTATTGTATTAATAAAGTGCTATTGTAACACAGCCAATAGAATAAAAAAAGCCCCATCCGAAGATAGGGCTAAATTTCTTTTTCGTTTAATTTTAGCTAGTTAGCTCTGAACTTCATCTTGCTCAGATCTACTGATCCGGGTTCACCCCGTCTCTCTCTAAGCTCAACTTGATAGTGTACTACACGGCTGTTGCCTTTCACGTAGTCTGCTATCAGATTTTCCAGTGCTACTTCTTCTGCGGCAGCTTCCTTAAAGCCGCCGTCGATTTCTAGATCAATTATTGCTATGCCTCTAGCTTTCATGGATACCATTCCTTTAGTTTAACGTCGGTACAGGTGACTTCGACGATGGGTTGTTGATTGCGCAGTTGTCCTCTGCGTTAAGGTTTAATTATTTAAGGAACTGTATGGAAGGCGGTGCTAATGGAACTACAGGGCTACACCAAATATGAAAGCCAGCCCAGTCAGAAGTCGATTTAAGAATTTTTTTACTCAGGAGTTTTATATATTTTCTATGATCCGCGCCGTAAGGTTTTAAAAGATAAGAGCCACTAAACCTATGCTCCATGTTTTCTCGACGGGGCTTAGGTATAATGTTAAATTTTTTAAAGCGCATTATCTAACACCCCTACAAGCTGGTTAACTGATAGTCTCTTTAAGTCCACAGCAGTTAGCCTAACAAGTAAACTTCGACTTACACTCTTACAGATGGTTATAGACTTAGACGATGCATCCTTGTCAAGGATTAAATAACAGGCACTGTATTTATTTAGAGACTTTTTTAGGCAACTACTTATTCGAGTACCTAATAAAGCAACTCCTACAAAGCCGTCAATTCTACTCACACTACAGGCTGACGGTGTATCTTCAACAAGAACGGCTGTTGATCCATTTCCTACGTGTATGCCCTCTTCAAGCACACCATAAGTCAGCCACTTAGGTCCGTACTTCTTTAGAGATCTACCTACAGCGCCTGTGTCTGTGCAGAATAATACTCTGTCCTCTGCCGGTGCGTATCGGACATCTATGTATCCAGCTTCGTAAGCCTCTAGACTGTTGTTCTGTTCTAGGTAGTCGAGTGCTGGCTGATGATTACGGGCTGGTGTAGTGATCGAAGGAATAGGCTTCGGCTCTCTAGTCTTTTGCTGTACTGCATCTGCTAGATAGTTCTTAGCTGCCTGTAAGCTTCTCTTGCCTTGATAGATACCTTTGCCATTGCAGGAGGCTCTAAAGCAATACCACTTTAATTGGCCGTCTACTTTAGAAACAGACAGCTTCTTTAAGCCGCCACAGAAAGGACACTGGATTACTTTAGTGTCTCCTTCCCTTATGGGGATAGTCTTGATGACTTCTAGTTGTTCGAGGTAGGTCATTGGTCACTCATAGTAGTTGGTTGGTAGTTGGTTTGGGGTTCTGCCTCTCCAAAGAGACAGCGTTAGCTTATACAGTTATTCGCATCTGTCAACACTTAATTAGGTGCATATAAAAACAATTAGTGTTAACAGGCATTTTGCAGATATCCCGAATTATCCAATGAAATCAATGGGTACGGTTAATCAATTGGTCGTAGGTTCGATCCCTACCGCCGGAGCCAAATTACTGATATTAAACAATAAAATGCCTCTGACTGGGGTAAAGTGGCATGGCAGATTCCAGAGTGGCAGTCTGCCATTTTTGCCATTTAAGTTAGTAACCATCTATCGATTCCAAGTGAATGTAGAACTGAGAGCTTCGGTTTTTATTAAGCTCTCGTTCAGCCACCGACTTCTCAATAGTCTTATGTGCCAGTAGCTGGTCGGTACGTGAGCAGTAATAACAGAGCTTAATCATTACAACTCCTCTTCTTCATCTAGACCTCGCTTAACCAAGGCTATGAAACCGGCTTGGAATATCTCTGCGAAGACTTCAGGGCTAAGGTCTAGCTGTATAGTCGCTGACCCATCCTCATGCTCTTCCAGTTCTGTGATTTTGATTTCGTTACTCATGCCGCCCTCTCCTTGGCTCTCTGCCTCTCCTCGTCACTCATTGGGCGTATATACGGGTAAGCCTCTCCCATCAGCGCAGCCCAGCTAACTGGGAACAGCCCTCGCATGATGTCGCTAATCTGATTGGCTACTACACGGCTCTCATACTGCGTGTCAGCGGCACACCGTAGGCTGCACATCTTGCTGATAGCTTTAAGACTGCCGCTCCAGATCCATGATGATAGCATCGACTGCGGTAGAACCATGCGAGCCATCTCTGGAGCTACACCTATGTCCAGTAGCGTCCGGTAGCTGATCATAGCGCCGTCATAGGAATCCTCTATGATATCGTCGGAGATAGTGATGTGGCCCTCGCTACCCTGCTTGGAGTTACCCTTGCGAGGACGGCCTCTCCATTCATTAGGCCAGTAGAACTCAGGCTCACTGTCCACGTAACGGCGGCTTATCTCATTCCACGGCATGTACTCGCTCTTTTTTAGTTGAGCCATAGCGAACAACGGCGCGGTACACCGGAAAGTGACGAAGGCATGGTTGAATGGTGAGTAGTGCTTATGGTCAGCCAAATACCGAATGAGCTTCTTATCCCTGTCGTGTAACTCAGGGATCATTGGGCCACCTTCCTTACCCGTATAACCCAGAGCCTCACTCTTATCGTCATAGCTCACTCTAGCCGCGTCTACGACTGAGAGGTCATCACCGGAGTGCCGCACATACTGAACAGTAATTTGTTCGTGATCCATTTATAATAGTCCTCGTTTTATATTTGCATTCGTGGATTCAATCTCGCCCTCTACTGCGTATACAACCAGCATCTGAGGGTTCTTGTGGCCTGATAAAGCCATTAGCTCTCTGTCAGAGCAGCCAGACTGACTGGCATGGGTTATACCAGTTCGTCGTAAGTCAGCTAACCAGATGGTAGAATACATCTGACTGCCATCTTTATTGAACTGGCTGTGTAGAGGTACTTCAGGTAGCCCGTAACCGTCAGCCAGCTTACGAAAGAACTTATTGCAGCGATCTTGAGTGTATGGACGCCCAGTATTCTCGTATGCGAAGATGTAATCGTCTGAGTTACGGTGCTGATGTAGATGTAACCTATCCTGAACGGCGTTGGTGACTTTGATAGACATCTGCTTGCCGGTCTTTTGCTGGATGAAGTTAGACACACCAGTACGCCCGTCGATGTTAGACCACTTCATAGTGCGTACATCCACCGGACGCTGGCAGAACTCGTAACACATGACGATCATAGTACCCATGCTAGGGTAGCCCTGCTCATCACAGTACTTCACCATGCCCTTGATCTGATCGACGGTCCACATGACCTGCCTGTCCGGTAGCTTGGGTATCCTGACCAGAGAGAACGGGTTAGCTTTAACTTTTCCCGCGCGTAAACCCTCGTTCCAGACTAGCTTCAGCACCTTGAATGTGTGGTTGGCTTTGTGTGTACTGACATCATCCTGTATGTGTAGCCACAATCTCTGTGCGTATTCGTAGTCAACCTGTGACACAAACATCTTACTAAACTGCTTGCCGCTTATGTGTACACGCTGAACATGACTGAGATGACCGTCATAAGACCGCTTAGTAGAAGCGGCCTTGATGTTTGTGTACGCCATGCTGTCTTTGTAGTAGTCCACCAAAGCAGCGACAGAGCGACTGTCTGCCCTGACCTCTACCTCTTCACCGGCTTTGTGTGCCTCGAACAGACGCTTGATCTCATAGCCACGGGCATTAGCATCTCGAATACAGGTATAGTTCTCCCGTGGTTTAACATTCAGATGCGGGAAAGTCTCTAGCACTTCATCAGTAGGCCTGATGTCGTACACCCACCCATTACTTAACCTGCGCGGCCTCACGTAAGGAGCTTTAGCCATTAGCCTTCTCCTTCTGTATCCTGAGACCTTTGATAAGCATCTCTTCTGCGTCCTTCTTCTGGCCGTGTTGTAGGCGTTCTAAGGCCCAAGACACCCAGCTTGTTGCGTGTGGAGATAGTTGATCAGGGTTTGGCTCTGGCTTGTGACCAAGAGCCTCGAAAGAACCCACTTCGTTATCATTCAGGAAGGCAAGCAGATTGGGTTTGTCTACCGGAACCTCGACTAGGCACATGTCATTCTTGAACCGCTTGCGAGCATCAGCCTGAGTGCCTGACCACTGGCCTTGATTGTTGGTATAGAGCTTCATGCCGCCGCTCCTTCATGCGCTTCAATTGCGTAAAGAAGTTTGAGCATGATGTTTATGTCTCGCTTCCTCATCTCTAGATTTCTAGAGGTGCTGCAATCGGAGTCAGCAAATTCAAAGCTCTGAGAGTGAAAGTCACTTGCTAATGCCCTTAATTCCTCGAGAGTAAAGCAAACTTTAACATCTGAGGGGCTACTGACGCTTGGGATACTCTTACTCGGCTCAATACATTCTCCCAGCTTAAAACTCATGCCGCCTCTCCCTTACGCACATTCATTCGTATTGGGCAGTCATTGGATATGGAGCGGGGGTTGATAGTAGGATCGTGCTTAAACACTACTGTATCACCGGCCTTAGCCCACTTAGATAGATGTTTAATGGATAGAAGTTTATCACCGCGAGGCCTTTTATACAGGCGTATCTCAGAGGCTGTTGATCTGAAATCATCTGTGAAGAAACCTCTATAGGTAACCTTCTGCCCATTTTCTATTTGATCATAGTCTATCGGCAGATACTCTTTGGCGAATGCCACCACTGACTTGTTCGCATCGATGATAGACTTATTCAGCATACGCTGAGTGATCTTGATACTAGCTTGCATTCTACATCTCCTCGCCACAGTTGTTGACGATGGCCTTGTAGATCGCCAACTCAGTGCGATTAAGGCCACTGAGTGCAGTAGGATACTTCCGCACGTAGTCCAGCACACGCCAAGCCTTAACCAGAGTGTGGTTATCCAAGTAATCGTTCATAAGATGGTGTATAGTAGTAGCTTTCATTTGATTGGTCCTTGTTGGTTGGTTATATAAGTAGTCTACAACGCCAGTTAACAGGTTGTCAATCAAATAAGTTAACAGTCCAATCAAGAAAATTACTTGCGCGACCAAATCTGTATACACCCATAAAAATAAAGATACTCAGCCTTATAAGTGGATAGAGTACTCACAAGGCCTTCTGGCGCTCCAGTAAGGACAGAAAAAAATAAAAAAAAATCATTTTTTAAAATCTTTTGTTGACCAATTAGTCAGGAACATAATTAAATATTTAACTGTTGCATTTGTTAACGGGTTAGATGTAGACTTCGGACAGTCGCTTGATTTGCGGCTACCAACCAACAAGAGAAAAGGACCAATCACATGACAATGATAGCAAATTACCCAAGCAAAAAAGCTTGCAAAGAAAATATCGGAAAGCCGCTTGCGTATATAGAGACCAGCCTATTCGGTCCACAGTATCGCGGCGATGGTGAACTGACTGTAGCCAATCGCCCGCATATCACCGGAAAAGGGCGCGAATGGTTTGGCATCATCACGATGGAAAACCACCTAATAAAGGACGTTAAGTAATCAGATATTTTTTCGCCCTTTATGGGTTTTTATCATTATGGCTCGACGTTTTGAGCATCATTTTTAACTGACCAAAAGAAGGATGATTAATGTCAAACGACTTAGAGGCAATGCCCGACGATTTATTCTTCGGTGAATTGGAAAGCATAAACGTCTGGCTGAACGAGCAGACACAAAATCAAAATGAAAAGGACCAATCAAATGCAGAAACGTAATCGTAACGTGATCAAATTGAAATCAGCGAAATCATATGCAAACGCCAGCCGGTTGCTTCACGCGATCAAAGGATATGAACTCTACAGCGCAAATTACATCGTAGTTGAGCGCAGCGGGCGTCTGGTTCCGGTGTTCGAAGAAACCAGCTTGAAGCCTTGGCAATTAGCCTTGGCAAAAGAAAAGCTTTTTGCGGTTGCATAAGCGAAACGGCCTTCGGGCCGTCATCGAAGGGTGATGCCTTCGGTCTGACGATGCAGTCAGCAACCAACGAACAGACCAACCAATCAAATGAAAGAGAGAACTATGTTAGATTTTCAAAACTTCAGCCAAGACCTCGAACTGCCCACCGATCTAGACTTCGATCCGGTGTTCGAGGCCAGCCGACAGGACCGGCACAAATTTGTGATCGATGGAAACACCGGCAAAGTGCTGGGTCACGTAGGCGACACGTTTTCATGCGCCAGCCACCGCAGTTTCTTTGAAGGCGTCTGGCAACAGGTCACAGAGAACATGGACCCAGCCGACACCGAAGGCGCGCAGCTTAGATTTCAGTCTGGGCGCAATGGTGCTTTTGGTTTGATGGATGTTCAGTTTCCATCTATCTCAACATCCATCGAAACAGACGAACATCAGACAACCATCAAGCAGCGCATCATTGCCCTACACTCGATCGATGGTGGCAGTGGCTCGAACACCACCCTATTCGGCGCGATAGATGTCTTTTGCACTAATGGCATGGTCTCAGGCGAGCATTCAAAAGTACGGCGCAGGAATAGCAGCCAGTTTTCAATGGAAGCTTTTATCAAACAGCTAAGGACAGCGAAGAATGATTTTTACGCTGACAGCGCACGGCTGAAAGTATTTGCTCAGACTAGCCTGACCGATGACACTGTTAAGGCGCTGCTCAATTCGATGATGGCTCCAAAGCCAAACCCCGACAGCAAGCGGCAGGTGGAAAACAAAGCCGACAAAATGTTTTCGCTGTATAAATCAGAGGCCTCAGTACGCGGAAAAAATAAGTTCGCCTTGCTTAGCGCTTGGACCAATTACGCCACTTATGCGGATGATCGAAACGGGTTTGCTCTGCGTCAGACTGATGCCGCTAATCAGAACCGCGCAGCCAATATGATGCAGCGTGAATTAGAGGTTAATAAGTGGATCTCAGATAGCCGTTTTCTGGAGGCAGCGTGATGGGAAAAAGCTTCAAACATAAGCCTTCAGATTTTATGACTGGGCAGTTCTCATATGCAGCCACCACCCCAGCCCGCAGCCGTCGAACTGAACGCCGCCGGTTGCTGGCCCTGCAACGAAAAGCAGCCAAGCTAAATCGGTCCATTGACCGGCTGGCAAAAGCCACCGGCTGACCAGTAAAATCTCCCCTGAACTGGCCCTGTCTTCGGATGGGGCTTTTTTTTGGCAAAATTACTCCGA